GGATTATGGAGAAACACTAATGCTATTACTTCAATAAGTATTGGTGTAGATAATTCAAAAACTATGCAAATTGGTTCAACCTTCACCCTCTACGGAATAGCGGCGGCATAATGGCAAATACATATATTTTAATAGAGGCTCAAACTCTTGGAAGTTCTGCGGCATCAGTTACTCTAGGTAGCGGTGGTACTATACCCCAAATTTATACTGACCTTAAACTTGTATTTTCTGTAAGACACGTTGGGGTTAATGAAATATCAAATGATGTTTTAATTTCTTTCAATGGAAGCACAGCAAACTTTACTTCAAGAAGATATTATGGAAGTGGAAATGGAATAGGTGGTGATACTAATGCTAGAACTGTTGGCACAACAGTAGGTCAAACTGTAGGTAGCAACATTTTTGGCAATAACGAACTATATATACCAAATTATACAACTAGTAATTATAAGTCATATTCTTCAGATCAGGCTGGAGAAAATAATGCTGTTGGTGCATACTTGATAGTTGCTGCTGGTCTTTGGTCAGATACTGCTGCTATCACTTCTATTACATTAAGTCCAGGTGCTGGCTCTTTTGTACAACACTCAACTTTCTATCTATACGGAATCAAAAAATCATAAAGGAGAAAACAAAATGACAGAAATACTAACCGCCCTTGAAGTATGTTGCTGCGGCAACTGTGCTGCCGAGGGTCATGAAAAAGAAGTAATCCGACCTCTAACTGCGGAAGAGATTACTCAACGTGAGGCAGATGCAGAAGCATATGCAACTCGCAAAGCAGAAGAAGATGCAGCGGCAGAAGCCAAAGCAGCCCTTAAAACATCAGCAAAAGCAAAACTTATTGCTGGTCAGCCT